TGCTGGGCAAGTTCTAAAACACCCAGTTTGTTCTTGATGATTTTTTCTTGTGTAGTCATAACTCTAATCTATTTTTCAGTTGTTAATTTATTGCAACTGTCAGATTAAGTCTTGACTACTTCACTTCAGGTGAAGTTGGTATAGTCGTGTGGTATGAAGGCGGTTTTTATCTTGAATGCCCTCGTAAAAGTGGTCATCCATTCTTTGTGCCATTGACTAGAGGCTTTTTGACTAATAAGTTGCAAATCGGAAATATTCACCAAAACCCAGAACTACTGCCATGACACTCACCTCAGCCCAAAACCAAGTAGCTCAGCGTTACCACTATTCAGACTGGAAAGAAGCAATGTCTGATCTTCCATCTGAATGCTGCGAGGCTTTACAGTACGAAGCCGATATCCTCTATCAGACGTACGATCGTGTCGAAACCAGTAAAGTAACCAAGATAGTTTTTATCGTTTATCTGGTGATGATTATAGTTGCTTTACTGGCAATATCTGCATACAGGATTAACCAGTAACCTATGCCTGGTGAGAGGGATTACTCAGGTTACGGGGCATATGAGGGGAGGAGGTATTAGATGATTTATTTAGTCCATTTTTCAATGTTTACGCCAAGATCTTTCAAAGCCTTTTTTGCAAGCTCTAAATCAGCTTCTGTTATTCGCTGTTTGCTATTGCCCTGTTTTGCTTCATTTAGCTTATTACTAAGCTTAGTTTTAGCTGATTTTGGCTTATCTGGCCACATGGCATGTGCTAAATCAGTTTGGCTAATTAGCGGATTGTCTTTTAAAAACTGCTTTAAATCCATAAATGCAAATATAAGGAATAAAAATATAATACAAATGAATTATATTAAAAGACAATTCTATGACAAATATATAATACGATCGTATTATATTTGATCTGTCAAAACAAACCAATTGACACCTCAAAAAATGAAAGCAGAAAAAATATCTCAAGACAAAACAGGACATAAAAAGAAGATCCTGATTGAAATAGAAAACCAAAGGGAAAAGTTGATTATGCTATGTATGCTGCATGACACATATGCTCTACAGGAGTTTATAAAAACACATAGTATAAACTTCTTAAGTGGAACTGAACCGGAATTTACCCACGAAGAAATAAAAGAGGTGGCAGATAAAATCTACATCGCTATTTAAAGAAACGTTTGATAAGCGTGATTTGAAGAACCCGCCGGAATATCCGACCCCAACGCTTTACCAGCTTGGGGGTTCGGCGGTAAAAGACAATAAGATTATGAAACACGGATCACTTTTTTCAGGTATGGGAGGCCCAGACTTGGCAGCAGAATGGATGGGATGGGAAAATGTGTTTCATTGTGAATGGAATCCATTCGGACAAAGGATTTTAAAATACTACTGGCCAAAAGCAATAAGTTATGAAGACATCACAAAGACAGATTTCACTATTCACAGAGGACAGATTGACATTATTACCGGTGGATTCCCTTGTCAGCCCTATAGCACTGCCGGTCTTAGAAAAGGAAAAGAAGATGAACGCCATCTATGGCCAGAAATGCTTAGAGCAATTCGAGAAATTAAACCACGTTGGATTGTGGGCGAAAACGTTCTCGGCCTTGTTGGTTGGAATGACGGGATGGTCTTCGAAGAGGTGCAGGCTGATTTGGAAGCTGAAGGGTACGAAGTACAACCGTATATACTTCCAGCTTGCGCCAAGAACGCTCCCCATAGAAGAGAACGGGTTTGGTTTGTTGCCTACTCCACAGGCGGTTCAGAGAGACCATCCAGAACGAGTGGAGAAACTAAAGAGAACCGGGGCAAAAACAATGATGAGCAGGGCTGCAGGGGATTTGAGGGGGAACAGCATAATGGATGCAGTAGTGTTTTACGGAATTCTACCGACGCCCCAAGCAAGGGATTACAAGAGCCCGGACAAGCACGAATCATCAAACTACAAAAGGAAAATAGAGAAAGGTTGGACTGTAGATTTAAACTCAGCAGTTCAGACCCCTGGGAGTTATTCCCAACTCAATCCCCGGTTTGTGATGGAGATGATGGGCTTTCCTCCAGACTGGACGGAATTACCTTTCCTAAATGGCGAACAGAATCAATAAAAGCGGGAGGGAATGCTATAGTTCCTCAGGTTGTCCATCAGATTTTTAAAGCAATAGAAGAATACGAAAACATACAGCCAGGGTTGAAATAGTCTCTGGCTTTTCAGGTGAGAGGTGTTAAACAAAGTAAGGGGTGAAGGTAACGGATCCCCTGCTTTAAAATTTAAACTATGAAAATCACAGAAGAACAAATTGAAGTGGTCGCAGAAGACCATGTTAAGTGCATAGGTCTTTCTAATTCTCTTGCTGGAGATATAAGGCGCGTAGGCAAGAAAAGCTCTTTTGTTAAAGGGGCGCAGTGGATGCAGGAGCAATTAGAACCTAAGTGGATACCAGTAACCGAAAGATTACCAGAAGAAGGAGAATATTTTGTTTGTACTAGAAAGAAGAAAGAGGTTATAAAGTTTAATCTGGATCATTACCATACTCACTTTGGACGCCAAATATGGACTAAACGATTTTCTCATTACATGCCAATTGCTTTACCTGAACCACCTAAAACAGTATAAGTATGAAAACAAATGGAAATCATCCGGCTAATCCAACGGAAGTAACATTAGTTGATGGAGAGATATGCGGAGCACAAACAGGAGAATCAAAGGGAATAAACATTGGTTTAACCAAGCGTGAAATGTTCGCCATGAACTCTACGAATGATTTTGATGAATTACATTCAGATGTTAGATTTTTAATTGTAGGAGAGTATAGCCCAGGAGTTAATTCACCTAATTATCTAAAATATCTCACTAAAGGCCGCGCAATTTGGAAAGTAATGCAAGCAGATGCATTGATAGAAGCACTAAACAAGGAGGAGTAATGAAAGATCAAAGAGCACAGTTTGGCAAGTATAAGGGCAAGCTGATTAGCTGGATTGTAGAGAATGACCATCCCTATGCAGAATGGCTGATGAAGCATTCTAACTCTCAAACCAAAACTAAAAGAGCCGTCCAGTCTTTAATCGATAAAAAATGTAACAATGGATAAGCTAGAACTAAAACACATTTTACCTTACATACCATTCAATGTAAACGTAAAAGTAGGTCGGATATCAAAAGCTATTTTAACGCTTGATAATACAGACGCAGATCATATATCTGTAAGGCAAGTTTTGAGTAATCCAAAAGGATGGCAATTAATCCTCCGGCCATTGTCTGAATTGGCAGATACGTCAAAATCATGGATGGAGCAGTTAAACGAATTGCAAACACTTGATTATGATGAAGAAATAGGCTTCATCGATGAAGTAAGCCACGGTTTTGATTGTCAGTGGCTATCATATGCAGTATTTGTTAAGCTTTTAGAATGGCACTTTGATGTATTTTCTTTGATAGAACAAGGGTTAGCAATCGACATAAACACTTTAAACGAAGAAGATCATGGATAAGCTAAAGACAGCAATCAAATCCGGGAGGGCATGGAATGGGTTTCACCGTGATTCTGGAACTATTGTTCACCTAGTCCGTCCATTGCCAGAATCAACCACTGGTTTTTGGGGAGGTAAGGCGCTTTGCGGGACTGAGCCTTCATCTGGTGGTAATGGATGGGCTGACACTGAAAGGGCGCTTAATTGTCCTAAATGTATCAATAAGAGAGATAAGTTAAACACAATTAACCAATAACAAGATGAAAACACCATTATTAAAATTAATAAACGAAAACGTAACAAAACGAGTTGGTCAAACCGTTACGCTTACTATCAGACAAGATTCACTGGATGAACTTGTAGAGCTCGAAAGAAGAATGATACTTGACGCAAGGCAAGATGGGTTTGATTCAACATTTAGAGGGTGCGAGTCAGATTGCGGATCAAAAATGTATTTAGATGGAAGTAATGCAAGCTATTACGATGATTTAATTTCTAAATGATTACTCAGGAAGATTTAAAAAAGTTGAACCCGAAAGATGAAAAATTAATTTTCGGATGTAAGTATAGCCTATACTTGAAGGGCAAATACTTAGGAGTTGCCATATGGACTAAAGATGAAAATATTGGTAATTCTTTTCAAACCATTTCAAGCGAAAATAAAGTAAACGTATATCTGCCAGATAGGTGGGTTATGTTGGATTAACCGCCAATAGGCATCAATAAACAAGAAGATGAAAGAAACGTATGGCGTAGAAGTTGGTGATAAAATCACCTGCCATTGGGATGACGACGACGATAGGTCAAGAAGAGCAACAGGGATTGTTTTAGAAGTTGATCATGAGGATAGTTTTTGTAAGGATAGAGCTACTTTCAGATTCAAAAATTATAAAGGTGTTACATTCTGGTTTTGCGGAATACCTACAAGAATCACTAAAGCTAAGAAACCATGAACCCAATAACAATAAACACAGGCAAAGCGGAATTGCTTCTGGTTAAGTTGCCGGAGCGAGCTAAAAACCTATTCATGCATAAGGATAAATTATTCTGGGTTATTGATAAACATCCATGGGGCGGATTTGAGAAACTTCCTTCTAAGACTTGGAAGATTTTAGGCAATCCATTTGATTTCACAGAAGAACAGTGTAATGAAATAATGCCGTTGATAGATAGGGTTTACGGATCGTCGTACATAGATTATGGAACAACATATAAGAACCTGTCTCATGGTTACACCGGATCAGCGAAGGGGTCATTCAATTCCCTTCTGCGCGCCAACAATATCTACCGGGAGAATCCTTTTGGTGAAAAACCACATGAAACATTTAACCATCCTGAATGGGAATATATAAGGGCTAAATGGCAAGACGCTGAGAATAATGTTGGCAATTGGATATGTTTAATTAAAGTTAAGGAGTCATGAAAAATAATAAAGTAGCATACAAAGCAGTCTCTGCCGCAAAATGGTCTTTAAGGCTTATGTACATGATTGGCATAGGTTGGCATAAATCTACATTTCAGTTCGACTCGTACCATGCGTATGAACAGACAGATTGGTATTTCCTATGCTTTAGGATACAAAGAGTTCAATTATTTACAGTTCAAGCACCATGAGTTTAGCAGCAAAATGCATTTGTGGAAATATAGGTTATTTCTGCGATGGTAGTAAAGGGTGTTTTTACACAAAAAAAGAAGAAGGAATAACAATGAGCAATGAAGAAAATGAAGATGCTGAATTTTGGACTAGCCAAAGAACGATGTTGAAGTTAGAATCCAGAATCACCGAGCTGGAACTTGAAATTAGCAAATTACAAGGCTCACTTACTATTGCAATAAATTCAGCTAAAAGACGGAAGGAGCGTGCGGATAAACTGGAAGCCGAGAATAAGGATCTGAGAATTGCAGGGCAAAAGTTATCTGGTGTAATCACAAACATTAATAGTGAGACTTATTATTTGCCTGATCATTATTATGAGTGGATGCGTAAAGTCCTAAGTGAAACCGATGAAATATTAGCAACGGAGGAACAATAAATGAAAACACTTTATCAAAAAATACTTGGTCTTCAAAATTCCATTGAAACTGAACTAAAAGCCAGAACACATTACTATGAAAATAAGTCGCCGGCATGGAAAAAGTCAGAATTAGCCAGGATTCACGATATAACAACAGATGGTCTATTTGACATCTATAGTGCAGTAACTGATTTTATTAAAAAATCAATCATAATAGATAAAGATGAAAAATAACGACGCATACAACTTCCTTGACGGGGAAGAATGTATAAAAAATGAACATGGAGTATTCATGTACTCGTCCGGTCCACATAGAATAAACCTTAAATGTCTTTTAGAGGATTTTGCTGAACTGCAAACAGAGCCTCTAATTAAGATTCTTGAGGAAGCCAGACTCCAAATTGAATACCTTCATAATAAGTTTAAGCCTACTGGATCTGGAAATTCGTTATTATCAAGAATTGAAACTGCGATTCAAAGTGCAACGTAAAAAGAAAGGGGATAAACCATGCCGGTCGATCCCCTTATTTAAATTAACGCTCTCAAGGTCTAAAGTAGAAAGTATTTCGGATATTTGCAAATAATGACATACGAAGAATTAAAAGAATATTTCGATACCGCCTCTCTACCAACAGAAACTGTTTTCCTTACACCAGCTGAAAAGATAAGACCAGAGAACGTGCAACTATTTATCGAAAGCCACCTTAAGCAGCTTAAAAATTACCCAGATTCCAGGATTTCTGAACCTTTCCATGATCGGTTGCTTAAATTAAAGGCTATAATTGAGTCGAAGTAGCCCCGGTTACAGGTAGAAATCTATTATAATTCCATGTACACCAATCAATCTGTTTTTTCATGTTAGCTTCAAACTCCTGATCATTAAAGTGAAACCACTCAGGGACATAGAACATATTTGTGCATATATGACTGAATTTATGACTGCATTTATACCCGCAAATTGAAAGGTAAGGGTTCGTAAAGCCAGCATCTTTATAATCAAGTCTATCGTAAAATTCCAAAAGGCTACCTAATATCCTATTTCTTATAGCTTCATATTCCGAAAAAGGAATAAATAAGCAATCTTCTCTATTAGGATTAGTCTTGATGTAATACAACTCCTCCGTTATTTCCATGATGATAAATTTTAGGACTACAAAGCTAATTCCTAAAATTGATGTTTACTAATATTTTTAGTTATTTCTAATTTCCATTCAGATCTGAATTGATAGAATCGCTTACTTACTACTGTCTTATAGTAAGCCTGTTCGCTTTATACAGCGCTGCCGTAGGGGTAAATTTGGGTCAAATCGCAAGGTGTAGTACGAGTAATTACCGGATGCAACTTAGCAAGCAAACCCAAAAAATAAATTTATGTCACTAAAAATTAAGATTGCAGAACGACTGAAGGTGAAGGCAGCAGGCGTAAATCTATCAAAAACACGAATTGATGCTATTGTAGCAAATGCGGAAAAAGGGCTAACGGACGAATCGGACGATACAGCCATTGATGCAAACCTTGAAATTATTAATGCACTGACTCCTTTCAAGGATATCGCTGCGTTAGATGATCATCAAAGGGCAAAAGCAAAAAAAGAAGCGGACGATAAAGAAGCTGCAAGATTGAAAGCCATTGAGGAAGGGAAACCAGCACCTGTAGAGATTGATCCAAATGAAACAGCAACCGAAAAAACGTTGCGGTTGATCATGGAGAAACTTGAAAAGCAGGAACAGGTTATTGCTTCATTTGGCCAGGAAAAGGTGGTAAATACCCGCAGGGAACAATACGCAAAAGCATTGGAAGGTACTTCTGAGGCATTTAAAACCAAAGCATTGAAAGACTTTGACAGGCTTTCGTTTAAAGACGATACTGATTTCACCGAATGGTTAACAGAATCAACTGAGGATGCTAAAGGTTTCGCCCAGGCTGAGGCCAACGATGGATTAGGCGGATTTAAACCAGTGGGTGGTGCAGGTGGTAACGCAGGCACTAAAAAAGAAGCCTCAGCTGCTGAGGTAGAAGCAGCAGTAAATGCAATCATTTAAAAATTAAAAAATGTCAACAGCAATTGGAAATTTAGCTAACGCTGCAACATCACTGAATACAGGAAACGATTCCATTGTGATTGTTGAATATATCAGCGGTAAAGTTGGCGGTGCCACTTTGGACGTTACTGGCTGGGCCTCGGATGTTATTCCAAGAGGACACGTAATTATCCAAGAAACCGCAACAGGCAACCTTAAGCCGTGGCCTGTTTCAGGTGCAGCTTATGCAGCATTACCTGCGAATCATACGATTTCGCCTTATGTTATGGATAACACAGTTTTAACCACAAGACCGTTCGCGGGATTAATGGATAGAGGTACTGTAAATCCAAACGCTCAAGCGTACACAATCAGTTCAGTTCTGGCAGCTATTCAAACTGCTCAACCGCAAATCATTTATAGAGCAGATTAATTATGGAACCATCATTATTTACCGCATGGGTTGCGAAGTATTTCAAGCCCTTAGTAGCGAAGGTTGTTGAGAAGATCAATGGCACAAAAACACCGCTAACATACCTGCATAAGACTATGTTACGCAAGGAGTATTCTCCAACTCTAAAATGGAATTCAATTAATGTAGACGGATCTACTGTTGCTGCTGACGTGGTATCAATGGATTCACCTCTACCATTAAAAAAGCGTGATGCAATTTCAAAAGCTGACGGCGATATCCCGAAATTGGGTATGAAGCTGGCTTTGAATGAGCGCACAATGACAGACTTGAATATTTTGACTAATAGCCCTCAGATTCAGGAAAGTACCATTGTGGCGAAATTGTTTCAAGATACTGCCAAATGTATTACCGGTATTTATGAGCGTCTGGAATATATGTTCCTGCAAGCTTTATCTACTGGCGTTACACTTATTCCTGATACCGAAAATGTCGGATTAGGTATTCGTGTTGACTTTGGGTATAAAACTGAAAACAAGTTTGGTGTAGCGGTATTATGGTCAGCAGGAGCAACCGGAACTCCTATTTCAGATTTTAACAGGGTTAAAAGTGTTGCAGATGCGAACGGTGATACTATATCTACTGTGATGATGGATGATTATGCTTTCAACAACATGCTGAAAAGCACTGAGTTTAAGCAAGCTTATGCCGCGTCATTAGATATCGCTGTCAATACATCATCTGTTTTGCCAACTCCTAATAAAGAGAAAGCCAAAGCATATATCCTTGGGGAATTTGGATGGGAAGTAGTTTTTGTTAACCGTACTGTTAAAACAGAACGTGATGGAAATAAAACCAACAGGAAGCCGTGGGCTGAAGGATCTGTTGTATTCCTTACTACTACTGAGGTCGGTACGCTTACCTGGGGTACGTTAGCTGAAATGGTTCACCAGAACAAAGCCGTTAGCTATCAAGTGGCTGATGAGTTTATCCTGGTTTCCAAGTTTCATAAAGTTGATCCGTTGAAAGAATTCACTTCGTCTCAGGCGTTAGTGCTCCCGGTAATCAACAATGTTGATGAAATCTATGTGTTGGATTCTAAAACCGTACAAGCGTAATGGAAAATTTCAATAAAAACTCACTAAAAGCGGCCGTAAAAGCTTACGGTCCGCTTCATTCAGACGGTAAGACCGAAGCTGAATTGAAAGAAGCCCTATCGGCTGATGAGAAGGGTTATTCTGCCGAACAGGTAGATGCTATCTATGATGCGATTGTTTTTGTTCAGGAAGAAAAAGAAGCAGCTACCTATAAAGTAGTTGAAGGAAAGTCTTTCCGCGATAAAGATGATTTCTCTAAAGAATATAATTCTGATAGCGATATCAGCCATTTTGGGCAGGAGAGAATTGATCACCTGTTAAGTATCGGATACGTAGAGGAGGCATAATAATGACCATAAAAGAAGCCCTTACCCTAAAAACCAAATCGCTTAACATAACTAGCGAAGAATTAGACTTGGCTATACTAGAAGCAGGATTAGATGGCACAGCCACATATCATCCTCAGACTGACGGTATGAAGGTTGACCTGGTTTGGGCAGGGTTTCTTTTAACCACTATTCAAACTGTTGAAGTCCGGGAGGATGATGTATCTATCAAGTATAGTACTAACCTGAAAGGCATATACAGTGCTATCATGAAGAAGTGGGGGCTTCCTGATCCATTTGCTCCGGCTAAACCTACTGTCAAACAAATACTATTCTCATAATGGATTTATTTAGACCTGCCATATTGAGTTGGACTACACCGGGAACGCCTGGCGGAGAAGATGAGAACGGATTTCCTATCCCTGAAATTCCAGGGGTATTGGTTCAAGTTCCAGCAAGATTTGTATCTGGCGGCACCAAGACTTTCAAGAATGAGGATAGTATAGAAGTGGTGCAAAATGGTAGGATTAGATTCGATGCAGGGGGAACAGTTCCGTTAAAATACCAGATTGTACGAGTGACAGAAGGAGATAGAGTTCATTTCGAGGGGCCAGCAATGGAGATTTATACTGGGGGGCATCTGAAAGGATGGAGGATTGATGTTTAGAGTAGAGGCTGATTTCAGTATGTCTGATGTTGAGGATTATATCAATAGCGAGTCTAAAGCTTGGTTTGATGAAATTGTCGATGGTCTAAGACAAACTGGACGGAGACTGGTCGACAAGGCAAGAGCTAAAACACGAGAAGACGGAGGATTTGGGAACATTACATGGAATCTACGGGCAAGTATCGGTATGTGTCTAGTTGATGAAACTGGGAAGATAGTTGATACTTATTTCCCTCCATTAGGCAAGGGTGCCCATGGAAATATGGTCGGAAGGGAAATGGCCGAACGCCTTGCTCTATATGTGTCTGAAGGTGATTCTATATCGATGGTTTTTGTAGCAGGAGAGGAGTATGCATCCCTTGTTCAGGCGAATGGTAGAGATGTAATTAAGTATGTAATAGGTGATAATTTAGGACCAGCATTAAGGGAGATTTTAGGATCATGAAGGATGGATTTGATGTAACGATTGATGTTCGAAATCTACTGAATGTACCAGCAATTACAACTATGCTGGGCGCAGAGGGAAAGATATATCAGAATGAACGGCCATCTGGAAGGACAGCCATAACTGATATTGTGATTAACGTTTTAGGTATCAATAACTATGAGATCCAGAAAGGGTCTGGAAATATCAATGGTTATGTACCGTCGATTACCGTTGGAACTCAGAAGATGGCTGATCAGGCTAAGTTAATGACACTATGCAGGGCAATTGTACCGCTCATAGATTCTCAATACAAAACTACTTTTCAAACCTGGATTGATGATAGCCCAACAATCCTTCAAGATACGGACGGGACCTGGTTTGTGAACATACCTTTTGAGTACCAATCAATACAAAACAATTATCAAAACATTTAAAAACCGCTGACCTCAGAAGTGGGAAAGCATAAAACAAATAAATTATGGCAACAAATTTCGTAGGCGGGGTTGAGAAAATTAGACTCGCTCCGGCAGTATTCACAGAGGCAGCAGTTACCACTGGGTTGGCTACAGCAACTCAACTTGAGTTTATCGCTATGGATACCGTAGCGTATACAAAAAACTCTGACACACAAACAGATCTATTTGCAGAAGACAAGGATGCTGTGGTTTTAACATTTGCAGCTCCTGGTGAAGCAGATCAAATTGTTATTGGTGTACTTCAACAAAAGCCTGAAATCATGGCTATGCTGGAAAACATTATTTATACCCCAGCAACAACAAGAATAGTAGGCCTTGCTAAACGCAAGATCGCCAATCTTATGATTGAGATCACTACTAGATCAATGAAGGATGGTCGTAAACAGGTGATTGTTTTACCGAATGTAAATGTTACAACCACTTATACTGGTAATTACACTAAAACAGGTGTTCAGCAAATATTATTGACTGGTAAGGTGATGACATTCAAAACTACCACCGATAGCCTTGATGCAATTTCAATCAAGACGTGGGTGACTGATACCGGCGCTCCAATCGATTCAACTACTCCATAATTATGGTAAGGGCAGAAGTAGCCAGCGATTTCTTTGTGGAAGCCACAAGTTCGCATTACATGAAAGGATGGAAGGGAGAGGTACCTCAGTATTTATTTGATCGGCATGGTCCGCAGGGAACAGGTTTTCTAAAAGAGCTGCCAGAGGACGCTATCCTGACTAAGGATGAGGTTGAAGAAAAGCCAACCAATACTATAAAGCCTAAAAAATAAATAGTTGAAAAATTAAATAAAAGCCCTGCCTGCCTGATTGTAGACAGGGCTTTTTTAATACAACAAAATGCAAGACAACGCTATATTAAAATCAGTAACTGAAACTCTGACAGGAAAGGCGCTTCATGAAATGGTTGTGCCTATTAGATGGAGGCCTAAGATATCATTTTGGGAACGAATCAAAAATTGGAGGTCACCTAAGCCAGAGCCAACAAGAACGTTAACCTTCTTTCCATCAGTAGTAGCTAATCAATACCGTATTGCTGGTGAAGCAGCATTATTGCCAAAAGAATTATGGGATGATGTATCAATGAATATAATCATGCTACCTGAACATCAGCCAAGGATTGTATATATGGTTGCAGCAGCAATACAAAATAATCACTTAGAGCCTGAACAGGAACTGATCACATTCATTGAAAGAAATCTTACCGGTAGGCAATTGCGTGAAGCATTGATAGCATCATTTCAAACATTGGAAATGGAGGCTTTTACAGATACTATCGTCTTGATGAAGGGAACAGTAAACATACTGAAGACGAGTCCGAACGACGGGAGCGAGTTGATAGCCTCCCACACAGCACAATAGGTAGCGTTTGTAAACACTTTGGATGGAGTGAATGGGATGTAAAATGGAAGTTAACGTGGAGCAATTATATGCTTTACCTGGCAAGCATTCCCAGAGCAGACGATTTTAAAGAAGAAAAAATCGAAGTCAAAGATTCAGACGATATATTTTAAAAATACAGTAGAATGGCAAAGGGGAGTGGGTTAAATTTTAAAACAAAGGTAGATATCGCCGAAAGCAAGGCTAGGTTACTTGAGCTAAAAAAGCTCATTAGCGATGTCGGTGGGATAAATACTAATACTGTTGGTAAATCATTTGATACAAGGCCGCTAACTGAGTATCAGTCTGGCATATTAAAGATAAAACAAGAAACACTTGACTTAGCAAAGGCAAAACAAGAGCAACAAGCTGCAGACAGATCTGCTAGCTTAGCTATTCAAGCTGCATTACGTGAAGAAGCTAAGTTAAAAAGAGAGCAAATTTCCGCAGAAAAAGCTTTAAAGGCAGAGCAATCGAAACGATCGCCTACTCAAGTATCAAATAGTCAGGCTGAGATTGATGCTTACAAGAAAGCTCAGCAGGGAAGTATTCTTTATACATCAGCTATTAATGCTGAACGAGTTGCAAGGGCACAATTAAATGTAGAAGCAGCTAAACAAGCAATTGCTAATGGAACGCTTTCGAATACTACTGCTTCCACATCAGCAGCAACAAATGCTAATACCGATGCGACTAACAAGAATGCCTTAAGCAAAAAACAGCTGGCACAGATGCTGGCTGAGGAAAAGTTAAGGCAGCAGCAATCCAACGCTGAGCTCAGAAATAATGCAAAGGAGATGCTTAACGCTAAAGGATCTGTTGAGCAAAGGAAGGCTGCTCTTGAGAGGCTTATTATAACATACAATAGGTTATCAGCAGCCGAACGTGAATCTACTGCTGGCACTAGATTGTCCAGTATAATAAGTGGACTTAGGGATCAACTTAAAGCTATTGATGATCAGACAAAAAGTAGTAAAGACGGAATTGCAGGTCTATTCGATTATTTAAAGGGTAATATAGTTAGTATTCTTGGTCCTATAGCTTTATTGACTGCCGCATGGAATGCAGCGAAAGCAGCTTTTAGTCATACAGTAGAAATTTCTGATAATTTCACCGACGTACAAAGAACTGCTAAACTAAGTAAAGAAGAGGTTAGTGATTTTGGTAATGAGTTAAAGAAACTAGATACTAGAACTAGTCTTGAGGGGTTGCTGGATATTGGTTTTATTGGCGGTAGACTAGCAGTACCTAAAGATGAGTTGAAGGATTTCGTAAAGCAGGTAGATGAATTGGCTGTTGTTCTGAAAAAAGAGTTCCCAGGTGGCGCTGAAGCTGTGGCTGAATCTTTAGGTAAGATAGTTACCATTTATAAGGTAACTCAAAAAGAAGGAGTTTCCCTTGGGACCGCACTGAGTAAGGTAGGATCAAATTTACTTGAACTTGCTCACTCTGGCCCAGTGACAGTAAAATATCTTCAGGACTTTACATTAGGTGTTGCCGGAACAGCTGTATCTGCAAAATTATCTATTCCAGTTATCGCTGCATATGGAGCAGTATTAGGGGAATCTGGTCAAATCGCTTCATCATCTGCGTTAGCAGTAACAAGGTTAGTTAATGGTTTAACAACAAAGCCTGGTAAATTTGCCGCGATAGCGCAGCTTGCTGATTCTAGTTTAACTGTAGAAAAATTCACAAAAGTTGTTAATACAGATACTAAACAAGCTCTTGATTTATTTTTTAAAGGATTAAAAGCAGGTAATCCGGTAGCTACTGAATTTGCTTCTAGACTAGAATCGGTAGGTATAAAAACGGGTAAAGTAAGTAATGCAGTTAAAATTCTAGCAGAGAATCAGGATAAACTTGCTGAAAAAATTGTTATAGGAGGCAAAGGCTATGAAAAAGCGGCTACTGTTGCTCACAATTTTGAGTTAGCAAATGATAATCTAGCGGCCTCGGTTGATAAGTTACACAATACAGCGGTAAACCTTGTAACTGATCCTAATAGTTCATTAGCAGGATTTTTCAAAGGCATAATAGACGGAAGTACTTACGCGCTTAAGGCAATATCTGATCTTGATGATGCCTTAACAAAAACACAACTGCAGAAGGACAGGGAATTGGTTGAGAGAACAAAGCCAAGCCTGTTTAATGCCATATTTAATCCACTTGCAGATAAAACAGGCCTTGAAGAAGCAAAAGCCAGGTTAAAAGCCAATGCATCGCAGGTTTTAAATAATGAGATTGCCGGTAAGGGTTATGCTTCAGCTGATATAATGGCTGCCAATAAGGATGAAGCACAAATAAGATCTTTATTAGTGAGAGAACTTAATAATAGAAAAATTGCTCAGGATAAGCTTGCTAATGCTTTAGCATTTGTTTCTAATCCAAAAAACACAGAAGCACAAACAGCGACAGTTGAAAAAAATATAAATAAACTTAGGGAAGCAGCCAGGCAACAAAATGCTGTGGTTGATAGACTTAAGGCTAAATTACCAAAGGATTCTACTATTTACGGGGATGGTAGTTTAGTTCAGGAAGATGGAGTGCGTACCACTGAGGATATTAAGGCTGAGATTAAGGCCCTTGTTGAAGCAAACAAAAAACTTGGAACGGAAACACAGGAATTCAAGAAAAACGTTAAGCAAATCGTTGCCCTTAAAAAAGAGCTCCGTTTAGCTAACGGCGGTAAAGATACTGAAGCTATTTCTGCTGAAAATAAATACCAGACAGCATTAAAATCAAGGAATGACCTTCAGGGGCAGATCGACCTTTTAACTAAAAAAGGAGTAGACAAACAATTATCTGCTGATGATCAGGAATTGGAGTCTGTACGCAACAAGTACAATAAAATGCGTGAAGAAGCTAATAAGTTCAATAACGACCCTGGCAATAAAAAGAAAGGATTACGTGTTGATTCTGGGGGCCTTGTTTCCGCTCAATCAAAGGAAGAGGATTCTTTAAGGGACAAACAAGCAGCAGTTAAGCTTAAAGTTAGTCTTGATGAACAGAAGAAACTATATGATGAATATGAGTCGTATAAGGACAAAGTAGGCAAAGAAAACGCAGACAAAAGGTATGCAAAACTCCTTAACACAGATAAAACATACCTTGAATCATTAGAAATTCAGCGTGCAGCCATTACCGATCCTCAAAAGGGCAAAGGCGGATCTGAAGAAGATATCAAGTCAAGTCAAGAAAGGCTTAAAGTTCTTGATAAAGAGATTTCCGATGAAAAAATTGCTCAATCAAAGAAACAGGACCAATTATTGGCAGACTTCATGTCTTATGCAGATGAGAGAAAGGCTTTAACTGAAAAATACCAACATGATCTTGAGATTATAGGTGATAATCCTGGAAGCAGAGAAAAGAGAACACAAAGGTATAATGAGGAATTGAAGGAGTTGGACTTTGAAAACCTTAAAAAGCTGGAATCATATGAGGCGTTATTCAAAGGGATAGACAGTTTATCTGAAAAGTCTGCGCTGAAACAGATTGAATTCGCCCGTAAACAATTGGATAAAGATGTTCTTTCAGGGGCGATTACTGACCCTGCTGAAATAGCAAAGATTAAAGCCTATTTCGATCAGGTAGAACAAACTATCCGACAGGGGTCAGGTAAAGCTTTACAAGATCTTGGTTCTGAAATAGGTAAAGTAGCCGGCGCAGTGAGCGGGGTAAATGAGGAGTTCGGAAAAATGCTTACTGTAATAGGGGATGTAGTAAGTAAAGTAGGCGATATAAAGTCAGGCATTAAAGATTTCAATATTGCCAAAGGTAAGAATGATGGACTTGGCCAACTTACTGCTGGGCTTGGAATTTTTGGTGCTGGTATAAGCGTATTCTCATCTGTTTTTAAGCTATTCGATAAATCTGCTCAAAGAGAGGAGCAGGCAGCGTACGCAAGGGACTTGCAGATAAAACAGACCGAAGCTGTGACCAAAGCACTTGATAGGCAATTACAGTTAATCAATGAGGTTTATGGAACTGAGAAGTTAGCAAAGTATGCAAGCGCGCTGGTTGATATCAGTAATAAGCAAAAAGATCTTAATGGTCAGTTAGGATCCAAATATCAGCTTAGTGGATTTAAGAATTTTGATGATATAATTACTCAAATTAATAGTGGAGGAGATATATCCAAGTTTGAGGCATTTATTAAAAGTAATCAAGCTGCATTCGATGCCTTAAAACTTCCGATCAATGATTTAAATAAACTCCAAAACCTACTTGACCAAGGCAAACTTGATGAAAAAACAGCCGCAATTGTCAATAGTTTGATTACCCTTGAAAAACAGGCTAATGATACCTTTAACGCATTAAACGCCGAAAAAGTTGGCAGTACCTTAGATTCAATTGCTGACGGGTTCGTTAATACTCTTACTGATGGCATTCAGGATATTGGCAAGTCATTTGAAGATATCATACGAACCTCTCTGATTAATGGATTCAAAGGTCAGTTAATCCAAAATCAACTACAGGCATTTTATAAACAATTTGCTCAATTAGCAGATGGAGGGCTTACAGAAACTGAAATTTCAACACTGAGGGACACCTATACCAAAGCTGCTGACAAAGCTAAAAAAGATTTAGAAGACCTTCAGAAAGCAACAGGGATAGATTTGACTAATAAAAATAGTAACACCTCCTCATCCCTGGCCAAGAACATCACCTCAATAACATCTGACCAGGCAAGTGCATTGGAAGGAATTACCCGGGGTACGTTTGATCAGACAAAGCAGATTGTGGTTCAGGCAGCATTAACAAACAGCTTACTAATACCCATAGGTAAGACCATTGGAGACTTTTACTTACTGGCTAAAAGTAACTTTGATAATACCGTTGCGATAAGGGAAAACACGGCACAGACGGTTGCCAGGCTTGATTCAGCGATCACTGAGTTAAAGGCAATTAACAAAAATACAACTGGTAGCTCAATTAGGGGGGCTGGACTCGGATAATGGCAGGATATAAAATAAATGGAGTTGATTTATACACAAGCATTGGTTTCGTTGCTGACTCTAACAGGTCCAGCAGTGACTCCTTTGAACGTCCTAATGAAATTAAGCCTATCTTTACCCATGATTACGGTGATGACAATGGAGTAGATATCGACTTGGTGTCTCCCCGGTTTAAGCAGGCCAGGGTCTTAAGACTTGAGGGGTATATATATGCTACATCTGAGGCTGATTATAAAGCAAAGAAGTCGGCTAAGGATGCGCTATTTGCTACTGCACTGTTAACTATTGAAGCTGATGAGGTTGGTGTTACTGTGAATGCAACGTTTAAAGGCACACCCACATGGAATAGACTCACTAAGGTTAAAGGTGAAACTCAGATCGTAACTAAGGTTGCATTTGAGTTCGATGAGGTGATGAGTATAGCAACACCATCATACAACTTGTTTTATGGTCCTTCGTCCGCTATTCCAGTTACCGAGGCAGATGTACTGGCATTAACACAGGTAACGTACGTATCTGAGGTAACATTGAATACTGGAACAACAAATAGGTTCTTTAGTTTGGTTCTTCAATCAGATAAATCAATAATATCGGTAACTGATTTAGATGGTGGGGCATTTGGTAACATCACTTCTCAATATGTGTTGAGGGGTACAGTGGTAGTAAGCGGCCATACATATAATATATATAGTATGGAAGTGGCCGTACCATACTCAACGGCTCATCACCATAAAATAGTACTTACCGCTGGCGTAGTAGTCCCTGGTATTTCAGTTTCAGCTGGACCGGATAGGGTATTGGTTCGCCCCGCAACACGTATTGATATTGCCGGAGCAACAGCAACACCTGCAGCTGGAGCTACAATCACGAGTTACCTATGGACATTGGATTCAACTGTACCTGATGGGTTAAGTGCGGTACTGGATGGATACAATGTTCTGAATCCTTCAATGTATGGATTCTCGGCTTTGGGGGTATACAACTACACTTTAAAAGTTACCGATAGCAATGGAAATATCGCAACAGACACAATGAAAATAACAGTTACAACATAGCATAAAATTATGAGTGGTTTTGATATAGCGGGAGGATTAAAGAATTTATTGCCTGGACCTTTGGACTCAGTAAGAGGACCATATGCAACAGTTGCTGCTGCTAATTTGGCAATTCCTAATACAATTGTTGGAGGTGAGTCATATCGTAAAGGCAAATTTGTTGAAATTGGGTCATCAGCACCATATGTTACATATTGGTGGAGTGGTACTGATTATGCTGATGATAAGTTGGTTGAGTATTTTGGAGGTCTTATAAAGAAAACTGACACCAACACATCCCCAATTATTTTTAGTTCATATATTATTAATAACAAATCAATTAACTCAGCGGGCAATTTAGGAAATAACACGGGCTTTAAAATAATAGATGGTCTTCCAATTGTTGTAGGAAATACATATTCCGTTGGCGGATTTATCGGTGCAGCCAACAAGTATTTAGCCTTCGTCAATAGCAGCGGCGTGGTAGTCGGTTCAGTAACAATATTGTCTGCTCTTCCTGTATCAGTAGTTGCACCACCGACGGCAGTTACTATTCGTTTTACAATAAAAAATTCGGCGGAGTCGGATGATTCAGGATGGATAAATACAGCGTATGTCCTAAACACAGCAATTTATCCCGGAGACGGAATAACTACTTTGTTAGGGAAAAAACTAATTGCTTCTTATTTATCAAGTGAAACTATATCGCCTGATCCAATATCACCTGGAAACCCTATAAATAAAAAGTATTTCGAGACTAATGGACTCACTACGGTAGATATGGTGACCTCGCCATCAGTAAACCTGGCTCAAACAAGATATAAAAGGGACGGTTTGTTCATTGCAAGTGACGGCAAGAAATATTTGGGGGCAGGATGGCGGTTGTTCAGGATACCTGTTGTAGCTGGTGATATAATAACATTTGGAAGGTTTGCTATAACAGGCGGTGGATATTCTTCTTTCTGGGATAATACAGAGGTCGATGGGGCTGCTGGGGCAGTCGGATTGCTTTTATATAATGGGGACCATACAGGGACTACACCCAAAACAGTCACAGCTCCTGCCGGGTCGGCATGGCTGATACTTGATGCTAAACGCCCTGCTGATCCTGATTCCAATTCAGTTCAGATAACAATTAACAGAGGCGGTACGCTTATCGATTATGTATCGCCTAATGATACATTGAAGTCTATCAAGGGAGCAGATATACCTACTGTAGGATCAAGTAACGTTACTAAGTTTTCTGATTTAACTGATGTACCTCCTTATCTAGGGAATGCAGGTAAAGCATTGAAAGTAAAACCTACAGAAGATGGCCTCCAGGCATTTACCCCGGTTGAACAAGGCGGCAATGTATCGTTTTCTACCCTATACGCATCTTCACTGCAAATCGATCTTCCGGAAGGTGCTGGCTCGCCGCCAGCAGGTGTATTAGTTGGCGATATGTGGTTAGATACAACAACAGGAAATATTAAGGTAAGAATGACATGAGAATAAAACTATGGCCAAAGGCTACAATAATATCAGTTGACAAATGTAACCATAGGTACGGTGCTAAGATGACTTTTTCCCAGCAGACCGATACAATAGTTCAGAACAGCATATATGCTGTAGAAATGTATGGTTTTAAGAATAACGTAAGGCTCGGTGCATTTGTAGCAAATCTTTTACCGGGGTCTTATGTAAGCGGTATTAAAGATGTAGAATCAACAGGGCTGATCAGGCATGATATTTATTTCTGTACTGACTATTGGAGAAATCCTACGACAGGGGTAATTGAAGTTATCCCGGATTATTATGGAACAACCTGGACTTCCGCCGGAGCAGCAGCTTTTGGTACTACAATAGGAACAACCAAAACTGCAAGGAGTCCTTCTCATGGGCAGGGTATGTATGACCTTACTGCCGGGCAATTAGGCTATGACTATGTCCACGGCATAATGGGGGCATCAAATTTATTGGAAGTTACTGCTGTTGAAGACAACATGCAGAATTGGCTATTCTCATTAATAAATAGGTATGCAAGCACAGCAAGTTATAGAGTTGGAGATAATAAAGGATGGTATACGCACTTAAAGCGTTGGTGTGGTTTTAGGAATTCTTCTCCATCGCCAACGGTTTTAACAGATAGGGCAATTACTCAATATGGTAATAACCTTGGATATCCCGCTGCTACAACTACAAGGACGAATTTCATTAATTATAATAGTTCATTCAGGTGGTGGGACGCAATTTATTCAGAGGGAAAGGCAAAGGCAGATGTTAATGCGTATATGGTTGCCGAACTAAACAATACCATTTCAAATGCTGGATGGTACCGTGATTTCTGCCATTGGCATTCTGCTCAGGCCAACAATAGTTTACCATCAATCAATGAATTATTAGCTCTGTTTAGAACTACTGTTGGAAGCAATTTTGTGTGGACTTGCAGCAATGGCGAGGCGATTGAGTACATGTTTGTAAGGGAGTTATGTAAAAGAATAACAGCAGTAGATAAAGATGGGAAAATTACCGTCATTGTTGATATTGTTGACAACTTCAAAGACCTTTTAACAATGGGATTATCTCAGGCATTAAGGCTTGAAACCATAAATATTCCGTTGTCTGCTAAAATCGACCTTACCGGAACTTCATTAGCAGGGAAAAATATTATTTCTAATTATGGTAAGATCGTCAGTTTAGGGTCAAACCAATACATTATACAGATTCCATTTAACCAACAAGAACTATTTCAGGGGGTGATCCTTCAGGAGGGATCTAACGGGTATTTCGTAACAACAATACCTACAGCAACAAAGGCTACTTCTGGTAATGTTTTGACAATTACGACAAATATTCCGACTAAAGCTGTTCTGTATGCTGTTGCTACTGGTGGCAATGATTACGATTCTCAGCCAGTAAGCAGAAGCAACACATTTAAGAATACTCACACCTTTATGATTACAAGCGGCAACGACTATCGAGCTGGTATAATATCAGAATTTGGACAGGCTAATTTAATAACTATATGAACCTCCCAATAACAAAAAACGGATCACAGATATCTTCGTTCAATGTCCCTGACGATTTAACTATTGTGAGCGAGCTCATGGGGGCTAAGGAGATCAATGCTTCATTGGAATTACCTGGTGTCCTTACCGCTCCAATTGGTTCACAGATAAATTATAAGGGAGGTGTGTATACTATCAATACTATCCCTGGCCCTCAAAAGATAAACAACTATAAGTATAGGTATGACTTAAGATTTGAGTCTAAGGAATATAGGTTGTATGATAAGGGATTAAAACACCCTACAACAAAGAACAAGGCATTCCAATATTATGGCGACTTAACCGATTATGCGCAGCTGATTGTAGGTAACATTAATCAGATTGATTCAGGATGGACCGTTGGCATCTGCGACGTTCTACCGTCAAAGCCCATAAACTTTACCGGGCAAACTTGCCGGGCTGCATTGGATATGATTGCAGAGGCATTTAGTGTGGAATGGGAGGTTGATGGCCAACAGATCAGGTTTGTAAAACAGGTCGGTAATGTGACCACGCTTATTTTTCAGTATGGCCGTGGTAAAGGTTTATATACCCTTGGTTATAAGTATCAGGAGGACAAAAACATTGTAACCAGAGCTACCGGATACGGATCTACCAGGAACCTACCTGAGAATTATAGAAATGGGGCCACTCAGTTAATGTTTGATGGTGAACACCTGGACAAGAATATATTTCTTGCTGATGGCATGACGCAGCTATACGGTATCAAAGAGGGTGATTTTGAAGACCAGGACATATTCCCTGAAATTGCTGGGGTTGTATCAGGTGTTAGCGCATATGATTCAGAGTCAAATCGGTTTACTATTACGGATTCGTCTCTTACATTCAACCTTAATGATTACTGGTCCACAATGGATCCTAAGCTTTCCTTCAAATCTGGGGAATTGCAAGGACAGGAATTTAAGATTACCAAATACGATAATGCCACCAAAACAATCACACTTGAAGTATTCCAGGATGGCCAAGGCAATAATCTTCCCAACGCTACATTTCAAGCGGCAATAGGAGACACCTACACCTTGTTTGATATGCATCTGCCTACTGAAATTGTTAAGGCGGCAGAAGATAGGTTACAGGCCGCTACACAATCATGGTTAAATGAAAACTGCGTACCGCGTGTTTTGTATTCATTGGAAATGGATCCTCTGTATGCCAGGGACAATGGTATTTACTTAAAGCCAGGTGATAAGGTAAGGATAATTGATGTAGACCTTGGTATTGATGAATTTATTCGGGTGACCAAAACTGAATACAATTTGAATTTCCCAGAAGTGATCACACAAAACACTAAGATATCATGTGAGATTGCCAACTTCATTCCTCATACGATTACTGAGAGGGTGATCAGTAACACCATTGACAATAAGAAGGATATCAAGGTTGTTGATAAAACCAGTTCAGAAAAGGCTAGAATCAATAGCCTAAATATGAAAACATTATCCGGGAGGATATTTGACCCTGATGGTAATTTGGCTAAAGGAGCAGAGACATTGTTTGCGGGGATGCTTCAAGTTGGATTTGAATCTCAAAATTTCACTCTTACGGATGTAACCATTTCACCGAAGGCAGACAATGATCCAAACAAGATGGTTATATCAGGCGGTCAGCTTGTGCATTTGTTTTACTCCATTGAGGGGCTTGGTTATAAATGGACAATGTCACCAGCAACGTTCAGTGGGCTAAATCCAGCCAAGTTTTATTATGTGTATGCTAAATGTAGCAAGACCGCGCTTGCTGGAACTTGGGGAATATCTGAAACTCCTGTTTTTGTAAATGACTACCCGGGATATTGGGTATTTAACCTTGGCCAGCTGTACGAAGTAAATTCTGATGGATACCGGAATTTTGAATTCACCAAGGGCATGACATACATTGTAGGCGATCAGATCACTACCGGCCGAATCAAATCTATTGATGGTATAAATTATATTGATCTTGGTACGTCTGATGTAAACTTTGGTTCAGGAGATCATGGTTGGGATATCAATGTAACTGCGCCAGGAACTTTTACCATCAGAGAAGCACTGGCCAGTAAAATAATACAGGTAGGATCAGGGGGGCTAGTTAACTCAGGTATATCTGGCATTACTGATGCCGGCGCCAGTTCGATAAGGTTCTGGGCGGGATCTGATGTTGCTGGTAAATCTACTGCTCCGTTTAGAGTTCAGGATGACGGGAAAATGTTTTCTACTGCTGGGAAGATTGCAAACTTTAATATCGAGGGTAACGGTTTAGTGAACGATAATGGAAATGCATTTGTTGCTGTAAAAAGTGTATCTGGATCAAATGCAATCGGGGGTAGTATTGGAGCTGGTCTACCTACAACGTTTTGGGGCAATTTCGCTAAAGCCGTTTCTGTATTGACTAACACAATACCAGATACAGAGAGTCCTAATTTAGGTTTAGTTATTGATGTTGCAAATGGCCCTACTAACGTTGCTATTCAAGTCTTGAGGGGTAGTGTTAATTTAAGTAAAACCGCCAGAATGGTTGTTGAGGACCAAGATGGAAATATAAAAACAGGTTTGGATGTTGTTGAGGATGTTAGGGTTGGAGGGGATCAGTTTAGAAGGATGACGTGGGTAAATGGGGTTTTGGTCAGCTCTGTATAAAAGGTGTTATTTTAAACGAACCATTTCATAACTGCCTTGGTTATTCCTGGCGGTTACATTGAGGTAGGTTTGGTCAATATATGTTATTTGATAGGTAGTCGTTATCCCTTGGTAAGTCCTTCTAAACAATCGTTGCCCACCCTCTTGGTATTCATAATATTTTTCGTCCTTACCTTCATTTTTTATGTTGTCAATATTAAAAATCGGATTACCGGTTCTTGACATCCATACTCCTACTAATGAATAATTATTAAATACCGGATCCTGTCCTTCTTTACCACAGCTAAAAGTTGATAAAATAAGTAAACTAAAGAATATGAATTTAATCGGCAACTTTATTGAGTCCAATATCATGTTTTAAAGAATCTTGTAGGATTAACTGATACTTTGTAAGCCCCTTAATTATATAAAGTGAGGTGTCCTTTGGAAATCTTACCTGGAGATATCTATTGCCGTTTTTATTATAATCAAGAAAGCTATAATTATCACCTTTACCATCAGTGTTCCTGATTGTTAATTGCATTGCTGGATCCTTTGAAACCCAAACGCCATTTAGCGTAGGCTGAACATTGTTTTCTGATTTTTTACATGAAAACAAAGCTGTAGCTAAAAACGAAAATATTAAGAGCATGTTTTTCATGGTGTAAATATATTTATTTTTTCCTTACAAATATCTATAAAAAAGACTGGTTTACATATAGTAAATAGTTACTACGTCAACACCAGGCGTACTAAACCCCTTTAGTACATCCAAAAACGCTTATTAGATAATTACCAAAGGTAAATTTGTTCAAACGATAAAGTGAGTGCGATATGGGATTACCTAGCCAATATAGATGGATTGCTGATGAGGGAGCGCCAAAAATTATAGTTGAATTTCTAAAATGGGTTGATACCAAGGAAGTACCTGGATCAGGGAACAATCCACTGATCATGCAATGGGCTAAGGAGCTCGGTATAGCCTGGTACACGGCTGATTCAATTCCCTGGTGCGGCCTTGGAGTGGGTAAGTGGGCTAAAGATGCTGGATATCCATTCGATAAAAACAAGCTACTTGCTGCAAAAAGCTGGCTGGGTTGGGGAACTCCAGTTGCTAAAGGTCAGGAAATGTTTGGTGATGTGTTAGTTTTTGATCGTGACGGTGGTGGTCACGTTGGGCTATACATCGGAGAAGATAAAGCCGCTTTTCATGTTGGCGGAGCAAATCAGTCTGATAAGGTTGGTTTTACTAGAATATTAAAATCTCGCCTAGTTGGCGCCCGTAGATCTCCGTTCGCCATTGGTCAGCCGGCAAATGTTCGTAAGGTTTATTTAACAGATTCCGGTGAACTATCCCAAAATGAAGCTTAATATATGGCTGAAGAACTAGAGCCAGCAGAACCTGGCAAGCAGGATATGATAGATAGAAAGGCGGCATGGATTGAAAGGATGTTTGATAGGCTATTTGGTGCTATTCAAAAGAATCCTTATGCAACCATTGCAGTGATATCTATTGCAATGAACATCTGGCAATTTAATATTGGAACTGATAAGGACGCCGCAAGGATTTTAGACATCACTCAGTTAAATGAAAAAGTAAATAAAGCTATTGAAGCCCGTGTTGAGCAAAAGGTATCTGAAAAGATGGCCCCGATTCAAGCTCAGCAGGAAGATCAAAATAAAAAACTTGACACTTCTTTGAATAAGTTCGATAACACCATGAAGGCCGTCAAGGAATTGGTTACATCAAAAAACAAAAAGAAATGAGAAAGTTATTTGTAATTACGCCATTGTTTGTAGTATTCTTTACCGGGGCGGCACCAAATAGTACCGGCCCTAAACTTAAGATTATCGAAAGGTCGCATGAAGTTATGCCAATCATCAATAAAGTAGATAGTGCCAATACCAAGGCCACTGAGTTGAAGGTTCTAATTGAGAAGTTATGAAAATCATTAGCTTAAGGTTACTCCATTTACTTCTGATAGTTCTGATTGTACTTATGTCTGGGTGCGGTATGTTTCGCAGTGTTTTTAAATCAAAAGAATATTCCAAACTTGAAACACGGCAATCACTCAAGGTAGACAGTACTTATCTTAAGGTTGATAAATCGATCAGTACTATCCAGGAGAAAGCCGATACAATAGTTAAGACTGAAGCCAAGGTAGTAAAGCAAAGTACCAAGTTAGACATGGATTCCTTAGTAAAAGGAATGACGGCCATAAAAAGTGACTTGGTTAATGTTATGCTCAGGCTTGATTCTAACACCGGGGTATTGGAGGCGGTGGCCGAGTTAAAACCTCAATCAGTCCCGGTTAAGTTTGATAAAATCACAACCAAGCAGAATGATATCACCGAGCAGGGGCGGAAACAGTCGGCTTCTGAGCAGAGCAGCAATCAATCGCAGGGTTCGTCAACGATTAATAAGAGTCCAATAAAATTCTCAGGGTGGATAGTTGCTTTGGTTGTTGTATGCCTGGCTATAGCAGCATGGCTATCGATAAAAAGGCGAAATTAATTATTGCATCGGGTCTTAATATTTATCTATATTTGTATTGTCAACGGATAGGAAAACCGATGATGTTTATACAATGTTTTATTGATAGTATAATAAGAGTTGTATAAAGTATTATAAATCAATTACTTAAAATAAATCATAGTTGTAGATGATTAACATTACACTGCCTGACGGCTCAGTACGTCAGTATGAAAAGGGTATAAACGCCCATCAAATCGCATTATCCATTTCTGA